GGCACCTTCAGCGCGGGCACCTACGCCCTGGTTGCGGCCAAGGTGGAGCGGAAACGTCACCTGACGTCCATTCCACTTGCGCTTGGATTTCTCCAGCTTGGAAAGGATGGTTACCTTGTTTTCAATGTGGGAACGGACACTACCCTCGTAGTAGTCCTTGAGCATTGCATCATATTCGCTATTGGCGGTTGCTCCGCCTGTCTCTAAAGCCATGGTCTCGGCACTCCTTTAGTTGCCGAACCTCTGCCGAATAGCATCCTCAATCTTATCCAGATCATCGCCAAGGTCTTGGATCTGCTGCGCAGGGGGGCCACTGCTCAATAACTTGCGCGGTGGATCTACATAGCCCTGCGAACGGGCCCAGTCCCTTCGTGATTGATCTTGGTTTTCATGAGAGCGCTTCGCAAGCAACCGGATCGTGCCCTGATCATGCTTTCCAGTGCGCAGCATTTCGTTATGGATCCAGTACTTGTTGGCCATTGGGTACGCAGTTATTGCCTGCGTAACGTCATTTGTTATCTGACGCTCAATGCCCTTTGCGGTTTGCTCCTGCCGGTATCGGCTAAACTCACCCGACTGACTTTCCATTTGTTGCCTCAACTCCGAAAGCGCTGAACGGGATTGCTCCACCTGTGACTGCATCTGTCGGAGTCGCGCGTCTGATGGATCCTCATAAGGATCAAATTCAGACTCTTGGGCATACTGCTGCACCGGAGGCTGATACGCTGGCTGGCCCTGGCCCTGTGCGTGCATCTGTGAAACCAAATGCGCGTACTGCTCGTTCTGCGTGCGTAGCTGCTCGGTAAGGTTCTGCGTTAATTCAAGATTGTGTTGAGCTTGCTCTAACTGAGTTTTGCTCGACCTGAACCTGTCATTGACCTGCTGAAACCGGTCATAAGGTACAGGCTTGAATTGACCCGTTTCCGGATCCTGTTCCGGCACGAACGCATCTGTATCGCCAGATGGTGGCGCTTGGAGTGCCGCATCTTCCGGGGCTGACGATTCCCCAGTTCCATCAATGTTTACGTCTAAATCTGACATGTTCTCTCCTACGTTTTGGCGGGTTCGACCCGTGGAGTCTTCACGTTTCAAGCCACATCCCAACATGGGATATGATGACGTCAGTGTGCTCCCGTTCTTTATATGGTGTCAACTCTGTTTTACTTATGTACTTTTTTTTGACAAGTTGAATGGGATGGGCGTGGCTGAAAACTGGGATCCTTTCGATACTCCTGACGGTGGTGGCGATGAAGACGCCATCCGCCATATACCTGACAATTTAAACCCAAAGGACTTCTGGGAGAGGTGCAGGGCTGACTTTGAATACTACGCCCTTCATTGCCTGCGCATCCGCGTAAAGGACATCGAAACGGGGCGCAACAAAATGATCCCGTTTGTGCTCAACGCTGAGCAGGGGATCATTTTAAAAGAGTTTGTTGAGATGGAGCGCAAAAAGAAACCCGTGCGCATCATCATCCTAAAGAGCCGCAAGATTGGCTTTTCAACCCTCATCGAGGCGTATGGGCACTGGAAGTGTCAATTCAACAAACACTATCTCGCCAAGTGCATGGCGCACCGCAAAGAGTCAACAGAAGAAATCTTTGAGATTGCGCACCGCTACCAGACCTATCAACACCCTGCAATCCAAGATATCGCGCCGGGGAAGCACAAGCGGTCAAGCCGGGACATGGGCATCTACTGGGAGCATGATTCACGCTTTGAGGTTGAGACCCAGGGGGCCACCGACGCAGACCGTGGTGCCACGCCTGACTACCTTCACCTGAGTGAGTTGGGCCTTTGGTGGAAGAAGCGCAAAACAACCAGCGACGCTGACGTCATGCAGTCATCAATGGGCTCAATCAGCGACGTGCATGGCACCTATGTGATAATTGAGTCCACCGCCTGCGGAAGCGCCGGGGCATTCTACGATAGGTTTTGGAAGGCGCAAAAGAAAGAGACTGGCAATCTATTCAAGGCTTTCTTTTTTGGCTGGCAGGACCATGCTAAATACCGACTGGGCGAACGCCCTGGCGATAAGGTCTATGATCGCAAGCTCCGCAAGGCCTACCGCGATGATGATCAGCCTACATTCTGGCGGCTTGCTGAAAAGATGGGCTATGACGAACGATGGGCGAGGCGTGCCATCATTTTTGAACTGAAGCCCTGCCAAGTGAGGTGGGCGCTTCAAACCCTGTTAACCAAGTTCGATGGTGATATCAAAGCCTTTGACACCGAGTTCCCTCTCTCGCCTGAGATAGCGTTCACCTCCTCGTCATCATCGCCGCTTGATCAAGTCAAGGTGCGTCAAAAGCTCACCGCCCTTGGCGAGAACCCGCCAGAGTCTCGCGCGTATGAGGCCATTGAATGGAACGCGCGCACAAAAGAGGTCACCCTTGTGGACGGTGCGCCGCGATGGCGCGTATGGCATGACCCGGAACCCGGCCACGAGTACCTCCTGACCATCGACACCGCACACGGTAGTGATGAGGGGGACTTCTCTTGTATCCAGGTAGGGGATCGCACGGACAGAAAACAGGTCGCGGAGTTCTATCACCGCAGCCCGCCCGATGTCATTGCCACGCAGGCGCTCGCGGCGGGCATGTATTATAACGTGGCGCTGATGTCGCCAGAGGTGGACGGCCCCGGCCTTGCCACGCTGCAAAACCTTCTTGAGTACAACCAGGGTGCGGGCTACCCCAACATCTATGTGCGGTCAGCGAGCGGGAACTGGACGCAGCGCTTTGGGTTTAAGATGGGCCACAAGGGCAAGCGGGACGCCTGCGTTGCGGCGCTGTCTCGCGCCATCCGCTATAACAGTTGGGATTTCTACAGCGAAACCCTTCTGAGGGAGTGTCAGACATTTATCACCACCGCAAAGGGCCGCTGTGAGGCGATGCCAGGCGAACATGATGATGCGGTTTTCGCGGCGGCTCAGATGTTATATATTGATACTGAGATGGGTGAAGCATCGGCACTCAATGAGGAGCATGAAGAGCTTGAGAAACGAGGTTCGTTTTGGTCGAGGTTCTTCACCAAGTTCCCTGACGGCCATGATTCTCACCTGGGAACCCGGTGGTAATGCTTGACTTATTGATTACTTTTTCGTGTGTGGCGCTGATTTCTATAACGATTATGGCGCTGAGCGTGGCAAGATATTGCTATGCGAGGAACTTCCGCGAGGATCAGCGATTCAAACATCAGCAACTCAGGGCGGCCGTTAGTTCCCCTGAGCGGTGGGACGTGTTTGATGCGACCTATAAGGAACGATTCGAGAGTGATTATCTGAATTTTTCTGTAGACCAGGGGGGTGAGTGATGGGTTTTTTGGCAAAAATCGCTGACAAGGCAACCGGTTCACTTGTTGACCGTGGTGTTGACTTTCTTTTTGATTCAATATTCGGCGGCGGCGGCGGCGGTGGGCCACGGCCCGCAAACATCCCCTACCGAGGCCCGGCCCCGTCAGACTTCGTTTCCCAGATGGCGGCACGAAAGGATATGGCAATCGCACCACCCACACCGACGCCCGTCGCCATGCCCTCGCCTGAATCCGCCAGGGGCATCAGATCGGGCGAGTATAACCAGGCGCTGCTGACTGCGCTAAACAACATCCGAAACCGATGGGGCGGTGGATCTGCTGGGCCGCTGGCGCAGTACTCCCCGTCAACAACCTACGCCCCACCCATGCCCCTGGGGCCACCGCCCGGACCCGCACGAAACCCAATGGGGCCGCTGGCGTAAATGCCGCCGCGTGACCCCCTGTATGTCAGCGGCTCCACCCCGGAGGGAGCCCTTGACCCCATGATTGATCGTGCCGTCCCACGGGGCGAGGAGGACATAATTCCGCTGATGGCCTACTTTATGCACCAGTGGATGCCATCAAAGTCGCACCCGAGGCTAAAGGTGGATCCAGAGATAGCCTACCAGGCGGAAGTTGCAGCAAGGGGCATGGGTCGATACGCGGAGCCCGCAGACGTTTTGGACTACTGGGCGTACCAAAGCCGGTTGCGTGGTACGCCAATGGCCGCCACCATTGAAACCGGAGCCCTGCCACCGCCCGTGACGCATTCCGGCCCGCAAGGCGAGCCCGACATACCGCAGTGGGCAATCGAGCAGGAGTTGAGGCGCAGCGCCTTGGATCGCAACAAGGGGGCCAACCGGGCCGTCCTTGAGTCAATACTTATGCCCAGGCCCGCAGGCCCAGGCATGGGCACCATGCAGCGCCAGCGGCCAAGGCCGGTATATGATGAGCGCGGCAACGTAAAGGGATTTGACACGCGGGCGCTTGGCCAGCGTGACGTAATGAAATACCTTTGGCCCACTGAAACAATTAGACCCGGCGAAAGACCACCCGCACCCACTGGAAGGTAAACAATGGCTTATCCCACTGGACCCATCACCGAAGGGTACAAAGACAAGACATCAGGATATAGCGCCTCTGGCGCTGACAAAAAGCTAGTTAGCTACGTCATGGAGCAGCATGATCTGGCTGAACACGCAAAGTCTCAGGTTATTGAGGATACTTGGCTGGGCATGGCCTTTTTGACCGGCCACCAGTGGACACGATTCAACCAAATTCAAAACGTTCTCACCACTGACAACCCGCCCGCCTGGCGCGTGAGGATGGTGCTCAATTACATCCTGCCCACCGTTGAGACCTTTGTGGGTAAGCTGACCGAAAACCGGCCTGGTTTTATCTGTCTTCCCGCGACCAACGACGATGACGACATAGAGGCGGCCCGACAGTGTGACAAGATGCTTGAGTATGAATGGGAGCGGGCAAACACAAACCAAGTTTTACACGAACTTGCCAAGTGGGTGGCCGTGGCCCCCATTGGATTCCTTAAGATATGGTGGGATCCTACTCTGGGCGAAGACATCTCAGTGGACGCCACGCCGTCTGACGTTGAGCCTGACGAGGATGGGGTTTATCCACGCACCTTTGAAACCCGAAAGTCTGGCGAGGTAGTCATCTCTGCCGTCAACCCACTTGAGGTTGCATGGGATCCGGGGGCCAAAGACAAAAGCACCTGCCAGTGGATGTACCACGCAAACTTCATGCACATAGACCGCATCCGCGAGCGGTGGCCCGCCAAGGGCAAGTACGTGCACCCAACGTCTGCCTCGGATTCAGACTCATTCAGCCAGCAACTTGTGCGGCACTTCCGGGGCACCACGGGCGATGATGACGCCACGGTAGACCGCGCTCTTGTGGTTGAATACTTTGAGAAAGCCTCGCCGCGCCACCCGCGTGGCCTGTATGCTGTTGTCTCTGGCGGAGTGCTCCTTGAAAAGGGTGACCTTCCGTTCAACAAGCTGCCGTTTTTCGCAGTGCGCCATAACACCGTGCCGGGCCGCTGGGCTGGTGAGGGCATGGTGAAGTCGCTAATTCCCGCGCAAAAGGAACTGAACAAGTCAGCCAGTCAGCGCATAGAGAACAAAAACCTCCATGCACAGCCCAAGTGGGTGGCTGAGAAGGGCTCTGTTGAAAAGGGTGCCATCAGCGATGAGCCTGGGGAGATCATATTCTACAACCGCACTGCCTCAAGGCCGCCGATGCCCATGCCGCCCCCTGGTCTGTCGCCTGAGCATGAGCGCATCCAAAACGAGCAGATAAAACACATTGAAAACATCAGCGGCATCTCAGACGTCACCCGTGGCCAGGCACCCGCCAGCTTCTCAGGGCGTGCCATTCGCCACTCCGCAGCCCTTGACCACACCAAGCTTGGGCCCACGGTGCGGGAGTTTGAGCGAGCGGTGGCCGACGCATGTAGTCACTGGCTGTTATTGCTTCGCGAGTACATGCCCAAAGAAAGAATGCTCCGCGTATCTGGCCGCAACAACGAATTAGAGGTCTTTGCCTTTTACCGCAGCAAGATAAAGAACACCGAAGTGCGGATCCAGCCCTTTTCGATGCTCAGCCGCAACATCGCCGTTCGCCAGGAGTTGGTATTACAGATGTATCAACTGGGCCTTTACGGAGACCAGCAGGATCCACGGGTCAAGATGCAGGCTCGAAAAGACATGGAGTTTGGCAACGATGAGATAACCCACGGCGACCGCTCCCGCGACCGCAACTACGCCAGAGAAGAGAACCACGTTCTCTCGCAGGGCCAGTGGACTGACGCCCAGCCTTGGGAAGACCACATCACCCACATCGATGAACTCCTCTCATACATGAAGGGTGTGGATTACCGGTTGCTGGATGATGAGACAAAGCTGATGTTTCAAAAGCACCTGGCCTGGCATTACCACCTGGAGGCTCAGCAACGTTCAGGCGTTCCCTGGTGGGCACCCTACGCTGACTCGGGCGATCAGGGATGGCCTCCGGTTCCCGCACCTGAGCAACAAGGGCAACCACAGCAAGAGCAACCCGCCGCGCCACCCGCCGCACCGGTTGACGCATTCAACCCAACCCCTGAAGAGATCCAATTCCAGGGTCTCCAGCAACAGCAGGCCGGAGCGGGAGCCGTACCCCTGGCCGCAGGCATGGGTGGAATGCCTGAACTCAATCAAGCCGTTGGCCCCATGGGTCCCGGCGTGGGCCCAGAACTCAATCAGTAAAGGAGCATAACGATGCCAACAGAAGACTATCCCATTGAAATCAAGGTCAACGAAGCCACCGCCAACATCATCCTCAGAAAGGCTGACCGGCTCAACATCCGGCCGGACATCCTGGTGGACCTGTGCGGTCAGATGCTTCTCTCGGAGTTCGAGGCCAGAGATCTCCCCAAGGGCACCCGCAAAGGTGCCGTCTCCATAGGCAACGCTGGCGGCTCAAGTTTCAAGCGACTCCCCATCTCCAAGCAGCTAGCCAAAAGCCTACAGCCCTACATCACCGCTCTTGAGGTCAGCCTCTCCAACGTCATGCAAGACGCCATCGTCGCCATGAAGCCCAACATCCAGCGGATGCTCCCCATCAACGCCCGCTCAATGTCCTCCATCCACAAGCAACTCTACCACTACGAGCAGCAAGGCCAATCAGTGAGACATCAGTGATCGCTCACTGAATCCTCAGTGATCACCATCCCCGGCCTTGGCCCCTCCACCATCAAGCACGAGTGCTTCACCCTCGGCCCCACCAAAGAGCCCTACCACTGGTGGTTTTTGGACTCCGGGCCCCTGCTACAAGACACCCAGATAACCCACGCCCTTAGCTGCCTACGCGCCTACGGCCTAAAGCCCCCATGGGTACAGTGCAACCAACACCCCACCCACATCTCCATCTCCCTGCCCGAAAAAGTAATCCCGATTCCCAAGTAACTCCCAACACTTCCCTTAGATCTATCCACAGCCCCCGCCCCACACAATACCCCCTAAACGCATCACGTAACCCCAGGTCAAATTACACCCCTTGACACGCAAAAAGTATCGTGTTCCCTATACCTTATAGAGGCTCCGCACTCCTCCGGGCTATTTTTCACCTGAGAACTCCAAGCGGTGCCTTCAGAAGAACCTCACCTCACCTCAATGCTACGAATACACTCCGATGCCACTGAGGAGTTATACGGTAGGCAATGGGAACTGAACGGCGATTCAGTTACTAATGGAGGCAATGGGGCATTGATCATATACTGGACGAAGTGCCCATACCCCCGATCCGAGTACTCCCCAAGATATACCTGCACAGGCGTGTAGTGGTGCGCAATTGTTCAGTGTACTGCGCACATGTGTAGTACTGCGCTAGTGTTCAGTGGTGGTGGTAGTGAGTTGGTATGGATTATGCATAGGAACCTACTGGTGAGTTGATAGATAGGGGTGTATTGAGATCTTCCCCATCACTCTCCGACATCAGGATCTGACTTGCCATCGTGACACTCACGCGCGAACCTTTAAACATGTATGATGATCCGTACCCACTACAATTCAAGTTCACGCGTCCTCGTAGGTGTAGGCGCAAGCCCCGAGGCGCTGGACGACGTGTGAGCGTTCCACGTAAGCCAGTAATGCCGCTACCTGACACAAAGGCCGATAGGGCTCAATGGGTCACTGAAAGGCTAGACGCTATGCGTTTAGATGGGTGGACCTATTGCGCTATTGCGTGGCGTATGGGCACCACAATCGAAGCACTGCGCACGTATCGAAGGGCTTTGGTGTTAGCACCGCGCTTGTTTTGCTACTTTTTGGAGACGCTCAAGGGGCGGAAACCACCACGAAAGCGTAAGTGTAAGTAAAATAATTTCCGTGGTACTGCTCTCCATTCTACTAACTATTACATCATTGATGAAATTATATACTTGACGGGGTTTAGGATATGGCTCATGCTTCATGTGGGTCAACCAACGGGTTGGCCTGGAGACGACGAGCTTGAAAATTTGAACCGTTGGGACGAGCCGTGAGTGAATGTTGCACGTGTCGAGCCACTGCCAAACCGCAGTTAGACTCCACACAATCCACGCCACACACGGAGCCAGCTAAATGGGTGGTCAAACCCATTCAGAGCATTTCAAAACTCTGAGATTCAATCAACGACTGGACGCTAACTGAGTTACCGCGGTTGCTTCCTTTGTTGTTGGTTGGGTTCATTGGGATTTGAAAACTAACTAGGAGCGACAACATGCCAGCACAAACAAAAATCACAAAAACGGCCCCTTGTTGGGTTACTGACGCAGGGTACCGAAACTATCTAGAGGGTATCTCAGATGAGGACATGGCGGATATGCCCGCCCACACCCAACAGGATTATTTGGATTACACCGAGGATATGCACTTCGGCGAGCAGTGCTTGTCCGAGCAGCGAGCCGAGCACCAGAACGATCTAATCGTGGAATACGGGCACGGGTTCCGCAGCGATGGCGTCAACGTCTTGCACTGTGGTGATTAGTGAATCAATCGAGACGCCTAACACGTGTTGGGCGTCTTAGTTGACACACTAAATAGGAGCGACAACAAATGAGCAAAAACATCGAAATGATCACCGCATCGGTTGAGATTCACGCGTGCTTCGACCGTGCCGGGGTTGAGGAATGGTTTGAAAACCGAATCAGTGACGAGGAACCCGAAGATGCCCGCATATACAGACAACGTACTTATGATTTCTTGTCGGCCGTTGGCGACGATTCAAACTTAAACCTGTATCTAAGCAACGGCGGCGCGTTTTCTGACTACAACGTAGATGAGGATGAGTACTTTGAGCACTGCTTTGAAGAGTTCCAATAGGCTCTAAAAGCGTAGTCGGTGGGGTCAACTTCGGTTGGCCTCACTAGCTAACCTTTTAGATTGGAGAATAACAACCATGACAACGAAACAAAGAATTGCGCAACTGCGCGAGTTATTGAAGCAAGGGCACAAAGCGCCCAAAATGAAAGAACAGTGTGAGATGACGCCATTTGACGCCGTTACATGGCAAGCGGCATTGATTCTAGAGGGTAGGCGTGGAGTGATAACGCGCAGCCAAACCAAGCTAGACAAAGCGCAATCCACTGAAACAGGCTACATCAATAGGGGTCTCACGCTGTCTAGCGCGTTTGAGGCGGCGGAGTTTATAGACGAGTTGAAAGGCTACAACGCTTGTCCCGGTGCAACTGACGCTTGCATTGTGGCCTGTGTCGGTAGTCGCACGGGACAAGGTGCACTACCCAGTAGCAAGATTGCGCGCATTGGGCGTACGCTGGCTATGTGGTATGACAGTGAACGGTTCAACGCATTGTTAGATTGTGAGATAGCCTCCGAGGCTATGCGAGCGGCTGTGTTTGGCGTCAAGCTAGCGTTCAGGTTCAACGTTGCTACGGACCATTGGCAACTAGCCAATGAATGCGCCGAGCGTCATCCTAACGTGACGTTTTACGATTACAGCGCAATCCCTAACGCTGTGCGTTCTAATGGCAAGGTGCGCCGCGTCTACTCGCGCAAAGATGGCAAGGCGAGACACAAACAAGCGCTTGCAATGTTGAGCGTTGGCTATGGCGTCGCGGTAGTTTTTGACGTCGATGCACGCACAAAGGCACCGCTACCTAAAACTTGGCAAGGTGTGCCTGTCATCGACGGTGACACCAACGACTTGTGGTTCCTTAGGGCACCTAAAACGGGCGCTTTTGTTGTTGGTTTGCGCGTCAAAGGCACCAAAAAACAGCAACAATCCGCGGTCAAGTCGGGCTTTGCGGTAGGCGCTTGTGGCTGAGTTTGGATTCCTGAAAAACAACTAACCCACAACCAAAGACGGGGCGTCTCGTCAGATATTGGCGGTGCTCGCGTCTTTCCAGCTAACAAGAAGGTGAAACATGAAAAAACTAACAAGCCCTCAGGCGCTTTATGCCGAAATCCAATGGCTACGCGGCGAACTAAAAGAGGCGCTTCTCTCGGAGCGTTTCCTCAAAAGACAGCTTGAAAACCACTCCGTGCGGGTGACGAACTGCACATGCGGGCTCTGCCAGGGCATTCAAGTCACTGTTGACGAGAGCGAACTCACGCGCGGCGCTGGTGATTAGCAACAACTAACCCACTGATGAGGCCCCCGGCAGGGGGCCGAAACGCCGTCGCGGCGTCTGGGATGCAACCACAACTAAACAAGAGAGGATAACGACAATGGACATCAACATCCACGATGCGATCTCAGTCGGCTTTCGCCAGGTTGAGAACTGCGTAATTATCGAGGTCGAGACCGTGAACAACGGCGCTCAAGAGGTATCTATCTTTTGGGTGGTCGAGTCAGATCGGGTGGTCGTCATGTCCCCAAAGGGGGTGTAGCGGTGGCGATGGCTTACTGTAAAACCTGCGGCGCGGTGGGTAACTTTACCCTCTGTCCCGGCAGGCTAGAGCCCGATGAAATGGAATACAACGTGCGCCACGTGGTGGTATTCGACGAACCAACAAACAACACAACAAAAGGAAAGGGTGACGACGTAAAAAAGAGCAGAGGCTGATAAGAAACGGGGGCCACACAATGCGCATTGCGTGACCCCCTAGAGCATAACAACGTGACAACAATAACAACATAAAAGGACGCATGACAATGTTTAGATATCGCAACCTCGCAGCCCGTTATCACCGTCGCCTTAGAAGACTTCGGAGAAACCGCAAATAACTTTGACATCAACGACTAACAACACAACAATAAAAACCTAATCAATGGAGCTAATGACTATGAAGAATTATCTAGTTTTCTTTACAGCGCTACCCGGCAACGGACAGCGCACTGCAAGCATTGTGAAACTCGAAGCGCCAAGCGATGATCTGGCCCGCCTTTGCATGAAAGACCGCGTAAAGCACCCCAACGAAATCACCGGGCTGGCCCGCGTGACGTATGATCTCGAAACCAACGCGGAGGTCTACCGCATCATCCCGCAGCACTCACCGACAACCCGCGACGTGCTTGAGGGCTACAGTGAGATTGGGCGTGCCGCCACTGAGGCCAGGGAAATGGCCACCGACATCAAGCTTATGTGCGAGGGCGGGCTATCGCTTGGCGGGCTGGCGAAACACTGCGACGAGATCATCAGAAACAGCAACCGCATCCTTAGTTTCGCATCTGATGCGGCGGCGTTGGCACTGGCGGCGGAGGATCCCCAAGATGAATTACCTCTCTGAGATTTCAAACCGCGACGTGATGTCACAAATGACGCGAGCGCAACAGCTTGCAGCCATCATAGAGGCCGCAGGCTGGACACCACAGCAATCGGCTGATCGGCTGGCGGTAGACAGCGTGCAGCAGATGTACACTTACAAGTACCAGGCGGCACACGATGACTTTATCTCAACCGATGGTGCTAAAGGCCAAAAGCTCAACTCAAAGCGAGGTAGCCAACCCTCCAAGACCATGGTCAAGCTAGCGCTGCTTGTTGCTGCGGTCGAGGGTGTAGGCTTTTAGTGTCGCAGAGCAATCAAGTCAAGTGGCAGTGCGACATCTGCAAGCGCACCACCCACACCGACTCATCAAAAATTGCCACCGGCTGGCGGCGTATGAAATTCTATCACGCTGAGCAAGATGCGGAGCCCGCTTCTTACGATGACGTGTGCGACTCTTGTACGTCTGCCATAGTCGGGGTCCTATCAACGAGGAAACGTGCGGAGAAGGGCCGTCATATCGAGCCTGAGCCGCAACAACACCCACCCACCCCAGCGCAGGCGGATGCCATCGCGCGATTCAACCTAAGAAAATCAAGCTAAAAGGGAATGTCGTCTTGACTCGGGGGCTGTGGCCCAGCCGGGCCATCAAACCGCTCGACCTCGATGACCGGCTCTGCCGGTGCGGGGGCGATGGGCGAGATGACCGGCTTGGGGCTGCTGTTCTTCCACTGCACCCAGTCACACGCCTTGTCTTTGCACTTGAACACCGGGCCGCGCCAACCCGTGGCTGACTTCTCGCGGTTGTCCCACACCCCACCTCCACACTTGCCACACTTATCAACGACTGTGGCCACCGCCTCAACTCTTTTTGTGCGGTCAGCCGCAGGATCAACCCAGCCGCCACCGCCCTGTATACCGGTGTTAAAGTTGGGCGTCATGCGCTCGCCCTTTCTGCGGTGATGGTCTTCACGTGTGTCAAAGTGAATTGGATCCTCGCTGTTGTACAGGTGAAGCGCAACGCCAAGATGAGTGGACGCCTTCTTTAGGCCATCGGTGGCCGCAGACTTCCAATCGCTGCCGATGTCCACCGCGCCCGCATGGTTCGGGCTTGTGGCGCACTCTTCGCATGTTCGCTTCTTACACTTGCGGTACTTGACATCGGCGCAGCCAATGCCGTCATGCTCAATCGTCGTCTCCTCTCTGAACCCGTGTTCGTTTTGCCAGGCCGTGTTGGCCGAGAAGCGCACAACCACACACAACGTGTCACCCTCTCGCCACCGCTCAACCACCCGGTGTGACCAGCCCGCCTCAAACGCATCATTGAGCCGCTGTATAACCCGGTGACCTTCGACGTAGGTCCACTTGTGGTACGGATGGATCGAACACTCGCCCGCCTCAAACCGCTTCTCTAATACCTCTCTAATCTCACATGGAATCATTGCTATACTCCTGTCATTTGTTTCTTGACTGCCACCATTCAGAAATAAACTCCTTAAAATCCTCCAACCCAATGACCACAAACGCAGGCTTGCGGTCCTCCTTGATAACTGCAACCGGAATCTGCCCAGCCGGGCACGTGTCGCTGGCGGTTTGGTATGCCTTCCG